CAAGTCCAAGTCTGGTTCGTTTGCTAACCTGACCAAAGAGATTGAAAAAATGTCCAGTGGTTCCAAGAAGTCTGATGATCGCTTCTGGAAACCCCAAGTGGACAAGTCTGGCAATGGTTTTGCCATCATTCGTTTCCTTCCTGAGTCTGAAGGATGCGAACTGCCGTGGGCACAAGTCTGGTCCCACGCATTCCAAGGTCCTGGTGGTTGGTTGATTGAAAACTGCCCCACCACTAAGGGCGAAAAGTGTCCTGTCTGTGCTGCTAACACTGCTCTCTGGAACAGTGGTACTGAAGCAGACAAGGATGTCGCTCGGAAGCAGAAGCGTAAACTTTCGTACTACAGCAACATCTACGTCGTTAAGGATCCCCTGAATCCTGAGAACGAAGGTAAAGTGTTCCTGTACAAGTTCGGTAAGCGTATCTTTGACAAACTGATGGCAAAGATGCAACCCGACGAGAACGATTACGATCCCCAACCCGCCTTCAACCCCTTCGATCTGTGGAAGGGTGCTGACTTCAAACTGAAGATCAAGCAGGTTGCTGGTTACTGGAACTACGATGACTCCGTGTTCACTGCTCCTGGTACTCTCGGCAACTATGACGATGAGCGCCTTGAGGAAGTATACAACTCGATGCACGATCTGGCATCCTTCACTAGCGATGATCAGTTCAAGTCCTATGATGAACTTGACTCTCGCCTGAAGGCAGTCCTGGGTCGTCGTGCTCCCAGCATCGATCACGAAGTGGCAGACGAAGAGAGCGAGATCCTGAATCTCGACATCCCTTCCTCTCGTTCCACCACTCCTTCCTCCTGGACTGAGAGTGTGGACACTTCCAGTTCTGTCACCGATGAGGATGACGCTCTGTCCTACTTTGCTAAACTTGCAGAAGAAGACTGAGGAACTATGAAACGTCCTGCCATCGCCGCTATTGCTTTTCTAGGTTGTGCTTTTGCGTCTCCAGCAATGGCAGGACACAACACAGTTAGACTCGGTGAGTTTGAGGTAGAACCCCAACACTGTGTCTACGATCCAATGTTCCGTTCTTGGAACTGCATTTACGGAAAACCCCGTTCACATCGTAGACACCACCACCATCACGAAACCCACCATCATCATAGCGGTGGTGGGTTTATCCCAAACAAATATAACCAACACGGTGTTCCGTGTTATATTTACAAGAGTGGACCGTGGTGTTTTTAGTAACCGTAACCTCCTAGGTTAGTTGAGGATCCACTACTGGTTGCAGTGTTGTCTGATTGAGTAGATCCTGTGGATGAAGTAGTTCCAGAACTACCACCACTCGTGACAGTTGTTGCAGAAACCCCATCAGATGTTGTAGTCGTAGTTACTGCAGCAGTACCAGCGGTACCACCACCAGATGCAATAAGTGCAGTAGAAGAACCACTACCAGTAGCAGAACCAGTGGATGCAGTAGATTGGGAAGGTCTTCTGTAATTGGTAACACCAACAAACTCCTCCGCCAATGTGGTGGGGGTTTTTTTGTTTCCTTGCTCGTCGATTTCTGCGTTTGGCAGATATGCAGCAAGTTTTCTGAATTCTTTTACAAAGTCAGATACATATGCTTCGCGAAGCATCCAGATGTTTCTTTTTTGTTCGTTGATAGCGTGTTCGTACTCGTAGTTTGTAACTGATTTACGAGATTGATCTTTGGGAACAATACTACCATCGGGTCTCAAATATTGGTAAGATTCGTTTACTTCAATACCTTCAGGAACTAAAAGTTCTCCTGCAGTCGATCGGATTTCATATGTTTCGTAGTGATGAATCCCTTCAATAGAACCATACTTACTTTGAACATAATCATATAGATCATATCGAGTCATCGGCCAGTCATTATATGTACTGATGATATTGTTGATGATCAGAATAACCCAGTCAAGACCAGAGTCACCATAGAATTTGTATGCAACTTGATCGGGACGCTCTCCCTCACCAATCTCATACTGTTCAAACCCCAGCAGAGAACCTTGTAGATCCTCTTTGATCTTGATTCTACGAAAGATGTTTGTTGTTAACTGGTAAGGATGAGCACCGTTAACACTTGTTCTGTTTCTAACGTAGACTTTGGGAAGGTACTTGAAGTATGCCATTAGGAATCCTGGATCATATCGCGGGTGATGAATGCGGTCTCTTTGAAGGTTAACTTCAATTCCATAGATGCAGGACCGTAATCAACGTAACCGTTGTTTAGATCTTTCAAGGTGTTGATTTGACCATCTGGTGTGAGGTTGAGATCAAATCCAGTTAAGACCATTTTTGTCGGGAACTTCATAATGCTTCGGAGAGTTCCCGCTGTTGTAATTTCTTGAGCGGTCTCTACGTTGTTACCTTCAACTCTCACAACATTGAGTCTGAAGTAGTTGGGGATGTTCAAGTATCTAGCACCTGCGAGTGTGCCAGAATTGCTACCAAGACCTTTTGAAATGAGATCTTTAGCAGTTTGACTGATGTTTTCGTTGCCTTGCTGGGAGAAGATTTTTTTGAAATCTTCCTCAGTTGTTGCACCACCTGCAAGAGATGGTAGCATTGCTGTTCTAAGTGCCTGAACAATGGAGTAGCACTCTTTTGATTCTTTCAGGTTCTTGGGTGTCAAATTGAATGTGAAAGAATGTTCTCGGTAGTTGACACCACGGAAAGTCACTTCTTGATATGGGTTGAAGACTTTTCTGGAGACCAGTGCTACAAGATCTTGACCAGTTAGACTGCCTTCAATACCTAATCCACTATTAACTGTACCGAGGAATGCTGCAGCGGCTCCAGCAGCATATTCTGATTTGGCACTACCAGCAAACTGTTGCAGCAGAGAGATCGGATCACCAGCGGTTGCCTGAGAACCAAGTGCTCCGCCAATAGCAGCAACACCAGCGGCACCAAGAGTTGACTCGTTGTAGATTGTGTTGTATGATTCCGACAGATTATTAGGCAGGTACAAATAAATAGTACCAACTATCGCCTCTCCTCTGCTTCCACTCTGAGTGTTCTGATTGTACAGTCCTTGAGCATCACTACCACCAACATAGGTGTAAGGCGAACTCTTCTGTGAATCGTAGATGGTTATCTTTAGATAATCAACAACCTGGGGATCATCAGTATCCAATGCATCAATCCCATCGTAAGATGAATTGACCTTTGATGGAAGTGTCCTGGGGTATACTAACGGAGATGCCATTGAAAAAACAACGTAGTTATCAGGGTAGGTTTCGACCTAGTTTCCCAGGAAAGTACAAAGGAGATCCTACAAACATTATTTATCGTAGTTTGTGGGAGCGAAAGTTTATGGTGTGGTGTGATAAAAATGAGAATGTACTTGAGTGGGGTAGTGAGGAGATTGTTATCCCCTACATCAGCCCTGTTGATAACAGGATCCATCGCTATTTTCCAGACTTTTATGCCAGAGTACGAACAAGGTCTGGAGGGATTGAGAAGTTCATTATCGAGGTTAAACCAAAGTCGCAATGTTCACCGCCTAAACAAAAAAAGCGACAGACACCTACCTATATAAATGAGGTGAAGACATATGCTGTCAATGCTGCTAAGTGGAAGGCAGCAAAAGAGTTCTGTGATGACCGCAAGATGAAATTCCTAATTCTCACAGAAAACGAACTCAAGGTATGAGTGTATTCACCGACATTAGAGATCTTGCAGATGGCAAGGCAATGGCACCATCTTGGTGGAGAAGTCAACTCTTTTTCTACCTGAATGGTCGTGGCGTAGATAGTATCATACCTGGAACGGCAGTTACATTTAAGTATGATGCTGCCAGGGGTGATAAGATGAGATTTTGGGACAAGTACCCTATGGTGTACCTTCTGGGTGAGGATTCAACACACTTCTGGGGTGCAAACGTTCACTACTTACCACCAGAACAACGTGTTTCTGGGTTCTCACCCACACCACCCACAGTGACACTACATAAATACTTTCGTAGCAATGTGCTCACTCCGTTATTCACCATTGAAAACTCTGAGTGGAATGATATTGGTTTAATTCCCTCTGAACAATTTGTAACTACTATTAACGGAAGGAATATTGAAATACCCAGATCTGCAGTCTTCTGATGCCAGCACCTAATTCGTTTACAGTTTTTAGAGATTTAGTCGCTACAGGTTCGTTTGAACCTTCTAGAGGCAATCTCTTTTCGGTTGAGATGGGTGTGCCTACCATCCTGTTTGCTCAACCAAATTTTAGGTTTGCACCTCAAGACTATTATAATGCAGTAAATTATTTTGCAGACTCTGTTTCTCTGCCATCCAGAAATATTACTACTGGCGAGCATAAAACTGTTGGTATCAAGAGAGCATACGCTACAGGTCAGACAGCGAATGAATTAACAATTTCATTCCTTATGACTAAGAATAATTGGCATAGAGATACATTTGAAAGATGGATGCACGCTATTGCTCCTGATAATGAGAATAGAGTAGCATTCTATGATGATTATGTTACAGACATCACGATTCGTAAGTGGGAAAGTGGTAGTAATATCAAAGCGAGAGCAGTTACTGCTGATGGTGACAGACGAGAGACTAGACTGAATAAAGCAACTGGTGTTTATAGATTTGTTGGTGCCTTCCCATACAACCTTTCGGGCATCACATATTCTAATGATGCACAGCTGATGAAGATGGATGTTATCTTCAAGTATGAAAGATATAGATTCACAACCAAGGTCAAGAACACAAATGAGTGGACAAATGAGGTTGTCTTGAACGATTTCGATCTTGTTTCTAATCTGTTGGGTAAAAATGGAATCAACACCCAGTTTGGGGTCTAAATAGAATTACTGACGTGTACTCTTAAACGATGCCTTTACCCAAACTGAGCATTCCTGATTATGAATGCGTTCTTCCTCGTGGACAATCTATAACCTATCGTCCGTTCCTTGTTCGTGAAGAGAAACTTCTCTATATGGCAATGGAAACTCAGGACAATAAGGAGATGATCAAAGCAGTTAAAGAGATTATCAAAAACTGCACGAGTGTGAAGAAGGTGGAAGATCTTGCAACATTTGAGATTGAATTTCTTTTCCTGAAGATTCGTTCCAAGTCTGTTGGTGAGGTGAGTGAATTCAAACTCACTTGTCCAGATGATGAGGAAACTCAGGTTGATGTGAGTGTCAATCTCGATGAGGTTCAAATTCAAATCCCCAAGGACCATACGAATGTGATTAAAATCACAGACGATGTGACTCTGACAATGAAGTATCCTTCTCTGGATGTCTTCGTGAAAAATAATCTTTCTGACAGCCCTGGTATCGATGATATTTTCCAACTTGCAGCTGATTGTACTGAAAGCATCGCTGAAGGTGATGAGTTGTATCAAGCCAAGGACTACAAGAAGGCGGAACTCCTGGAGTTCTTTGAGGGGATGAACTCACAACAGTTTAGATCGGTTCAATCTTTCTTTGAAACGATGCCTAAACTTTCACACGACATTGAGATTACTAACCCCAAAACGGGTGTTGTCAGCACACTCACTATTGAGGGACTTGCCAGTTTTTTCGGGTAGCCCTCGCACACGACTCTCTTTTGAATCTGTATGAGACGAACTTCGCTCTGATGCAGTACCACAAGTACAGTCTAACTGAACTTGAGAATATGATGCCGTGGGAGAGGGATGTGTATGTGAACCTCCTGCTTCGTTATCTTCGTGAAGAAGAACAGCGACAAAAAGCAGCGTCCAGACAGCAATCACTTTAATGGCAGCACTCAAAATACGTTCATTTATACCCGCAAAGACCAGTGGCGATGTTTCTGTAGATCCCGTCGCTGGTCTTACTACGTCTATCAATAGACTGGGTGCGACCGTAGAAGATTTGGGTAAGATTATCGTTGGGATGTATAAATCCCAATCAGATGCTGCTCTTGCTGCTACCAGGGCAAATCAACTTGCTCTTGATAGGGGTAGAGAGTCGAGGATTGAGAATAAAACTAAAACTGAAGTTGTAAAGGGGGCGAAACTAAGTACGAAACTGAAGGGAGATGGTGGAGGTTTCTTAGATCGTTTACTTGGTCCATTCAAGGATTTTATTGAGAAAGCACTAACCTTTTGGTTTTTGGATTGGTTGAGTGATCCGAAGAACAAGAATTTTCTACAAAAGACTTTACCTATCATTACTAATTGGGTAAAGACTGGATTCAAGACTGCTTTCAAGGGTATAGAACTTATTCTTGACGGATTTGGTGCTGATAGCCCCATTATGGGTGCTATGAAAATTATTGGTGGTGTTGGTGCACTGTGGTTGGCATCAAGAATCCTCCAACCGTGGAAGTTGATTGGTGATGCTCAAGCACTTGGAAAGTTGCTTGGTAGGAAGCAGGGATCGTCTAGTTCTGGACAAGATGGACCTGCAGGATCAGGAAAAAAACGACCATCGAGGAACCAACGTACATCAAATGCATCTAAGGCAGCGAGGCAAAGATATGCTCGCAGATATGGTGCAGATGCGGCAAGGAGGAGATTTGCAACTAGAGTACCTGGAAGAGCAGGATTTAAGGGAACAACTGCACTAGGTAGGGCGGGCAGATTCCTCAAGTCTGGTCCTGGTGCTGGTCTTTTGTCTGGTGTTGTATCTGTAGGAACCAGATTGGCTTCTGGTGATAGCGTCCAGAAGGCAGTTGGTGGTGGTATTGGTGCTACCATTGGTACCGTGGCACTTACGGCACTCCTGACGCCTGTTCTGGGTCCATTTGCTCCTCTTGTGGGGGGAACTCTCGGCGGATTCTTGGGTGACCAAGTTGGTGCATTTTTGGGTGACGCAATCACTCCCATTCTCGAACCACTCGGCAATCTGTTTAAGGAAATTATTCTCCCCCTATGGATTGCTAATATTAAACCTGTTGCTGAACCGTTCCAAGAACTGTTCCAAGAGGTTACAAATATATTCAAAAAGGTTGCTGCCTTCCTGAAACCTATTGTTGATCCTGCTGTCAAGAAGATGATCGACTTCTTGAATAGCAACATTATTGGTCCTGCGATTCAAAAATTGAGAGATTTTATTGGCGGCGCAGGTCAATTCATTCAGGATGCTGCTCAGCAAACAGGTAACTTCTTTACCAAGATCGATTTCCTTAATTTGTATAGCGGTAAGGCAGATAAGGCACGAGTTGCTTCTGAGGAAGCAGCACAACGAGTGAAGAAGGCAGAAGAGAATCTCGCTCATTATATGAAGCGAATGCAAGAAGAAGGTGGTGATAAGAGGGATCATTGGGGAGATAATACTCTTGCAGAAGATGTTGAAAACGCAAGACGACAACTCAATGAGGCAAAATATGAATCGAAAGTAAGACAGTCCGAATATGAAAAACTAAGAGCTGAGGCAGAGAAAAAGGCACAAGAAGAAGCTGATAGAAGAAATCTGGGTGATATACAAACTCCTAGATTCCAAGGAGATCCTGGTTCTGGAAACCATATTGTGACATCTGCTATGGGTAACCGTACCCTTGCTTTGTCACCTGGTATGCATATGGGTGTTGACATTTCCACTGCCATCGGTGAGAACTTGGTTGCTTTTACTAATGGTAAAGTTGAGGGGGTTGGATATGATAGTGGTTATGGTAACTGGGTGAGTTGGATTGCTAACGATGGTTATGGAAATTTCTATGGTCATATGGATAAACCTGCCTATGTACGCCCTGGGCAACAGGTGCAGAAAGGTGCAGTTCTTGGTGTGACAGGTAACACGGGTCGTTCTAGTGGTCCACACCTACACTGGGAGGTTGCTAGGAATCCTGCAGACACTGGAAGATCTAAAGCAAATGTATTGTCTAGGGTCAATCCTCTTGGTAGATACCACAAGGAACATCCGTTCGGTGGTGGTCCTTCTTTGTCACAACCTCAACTTGGACACGGTGGACAAGGTGGTTCTAGATCCAGCACCGCAACTGCAATTAGCGGTCTAAATAGTCCACGTACTCAAGAACTAAATGTTCGATCAGTTAATGAAGCTCGTGAAGCACTGATTGGTCGTCGTACCACCAAACCCATTGTTATTCTGCAACCGATCGTGAAACCTGTGGTTCAGCAAGTGGCAGTACAACCACAATTTGCACCAGCACATTCTCCCACTAATATTGCGTGATGGCAGAGACAAGAATCAGATTATATAAGTACCTCACACCACCTAAGACGGGTGGTGCAACGATTAGTGTTGGTAATAAGACAATTGCAGGTGACAATTTCGCCACAACTATTAAAGCAGTTAATTCCCTGGGAGCAACTGTCAATAGTATTGGTTTAGCACTATTGAAGCAACAAAAGTTGCAAATGCAACAGCAGCAAGCAGCTGCTAGAGCAAATCAACTCGCTGCAGATAGAGCAAGAGAAGGTAAGATTGAAGCTGGTAGTTCTAAATCATCTGGTGGTGATGCTGTTGGTGCTATTGCTGGTAGAGCAAAGGGATTCTTAGAAGGTCTTCTTGAAACTTTCGGGAAGTTATTTGTCTTTGGTGCCCTTGACTGGTTGAGTCAACCAGGTAATAGGAAGAAGATTGAAAATGTTGTCAATGGAATGAAGACGTTCTTCAACTGGATGGTTGAGACTTTTACTAATATTTCTAATTTTGTTACTGGTGCTTGGAAAGATACATTTGGTGAAGATAGTCCATTAGGAAAACGAATTGCTGGTGCTGCCAAACTTGCATTAGTTGCTGGTGGTGCTTTAGTTGGTCTAGCATTTCTGTCCAATCCAGCAGGAACGATTAAAAACTTTACCTCAATCCTTGGATTAGTTGGTAAGGGAATTCTTAATCTTGGTAAGTTTCTTGGTGGTAATGTTGCTGGTCGGGGTCTGATGGCAGGTGCTATCGGATTCCGCTCGTATCAGGTCACGATGGATGATGACACCATACCTGAGGAGGATCGTAAAGCAGCAGCAATCGGTGCAGGCGTAGGCGCCGCTGGCGGTGCTATGCTTTTGAGTGAGGTTGGTAACAATATTGCTGGTCCTATCGGTGGTATGATCGGTAGTGCTCTCGGTGGATTCTTAGGTAAGGAAGCAGGTAAATTCTTAGGTCCGATCGTTGAGAAATTCTTCAAGACAATGAAGAAGATCTTCGATACTGTGATGAAGTTTCTTGAGAAATTTTTCAAACCCCTTGGCGATGCTATTAAGGATCTATTCAAAGAAATGGGTCCTGTCATTCAAAAAGCAGTTGATTTTATAAAACCTCATCTACCAACTTTGATGAAAGCTGCTGAATTTATGGGGAAAGTTGCATTTTTTCCGTTGATTGCGATGCTTAAAGGATTGACCCAGGTTCTTAAATGGGTTGGTGGTGGATCTGCAGGTGATGATGTTAACGCTGCAGTTAATGCTGCAACAGGAACACAGGCAGCCAAAGCGGGAGAGTTGCCTGCTGGTCTAGCGTCTGCAGACCTTGCAAGTTTCATTGGCGAGGTTGAATCTCGCAATGATTACACTATGTTGGTTGGTGGTAAGAGAGATCAATCTATTCTGAAGAAAACCATCTCCCAACTTTCGCAGGAGAAAGGTAGTCAGTTTGCTATGGGTCGTTATCAGATCCAAATGCGTACTGCATCCGAAGTCCTTCGTAATGCTGGTAAAGATCCAAACACATTTAAGTTTGATAAGAAGGGGCAGGATTATATCTACCAACTGCTGTTGAAGCGTCGTGGACTTGATAAATTTAAGGCAGGACAGATTACAAAAGAGCAGTTTGCTAAGAACTTGTCAATGGAGTGGGCTGCACTTCCTGCAGGTGCTCACGGTAGATCATATTATGCTGGTGATGGCAAGAATAAAGCACATCGTACTTGGCAGGATACTCTTTCCGTTCTTGAAAGAACCAAAGGAAGGAGTAAGGGTGGATGGATTAGTGGACCTCAGTCTGGGTATCCTGTCTCACTGAATGGTAAAGGTATAGACTTTATCGGACACGGAACAGAATATGTGGCACAGAAATCCGCTGGGGGATTTGTAATACCATTTGATACCCCCCATACTCGTAGAGATCCTGGTTTGACCTCTAGGAGAATTAACGAGGCAGCAGCTGCAGGTTATCTTAAGTCTGCAGGTGGTTTGTTGCCAGGAATCGGTCTCAGTTCCATTCTTGGTATGGCAGGAAAGGTTGCTGCTAATATGATTGGTGGAATGGCATCACGTCCACAGATGCCGAGTTATGCAGGAAATGCGCTTGCATCGATGAATAACACAGTGAGTACATCCGTTGCGAGTGCAAATACGAGTGCTCAAGCATTGACTGGTATATTGAATCGTATTAAGCAGATTAGTTCAGAGGTTGAATCTGGAGATCTGAAGAATCTTATAGATATGGCAGTCGCGCAGGCAATTCAACTTCCTGTTGATACTAAACCCGCTGCTACACCTTCGATACCAATTCCACTACCTTCTAAGGAAAACCCAGCAACGAGTTTCTTGACAAGCAGGTTTGGTCGAACTGCAGAACTTTCAAATGTATTGAGTAACTTCTTCTGATGGAACAGGCAAAAGGTTATACTATTAAAGACTTTGTGATTCAATTGGATCCAAAGATTCAAGCGAGTGCGAAATTTGACGCTGTTCGTGGAAATCAGTCGTCTATCAATATTCAAAAACTATGCTCTGCATTTAATTACATTGAGTCCATTGATGCACCCTCTATCCGATGCGAGTTTATGATCGGTGATACCATTGACCTGATTACTGGATTGAATGGTAATGAAATCATCGAAATTGAGATTGAGTCGATGCAGGCGACGGGTAAGACGTTGAAAATAAAACAGCAAATATTCAAAATTGGTGAGATTACCAAGAGTGAGAGAGCAGTTCAGTATATTCTGTATACGGTTTCTCCTCATATGATTACGAATGAATCTAAGAAGGTTTTCAAATCATTTATGGGAGTGCCTGCAAGTCAGACTGTTCGTAAAGTTTTGAAAGACTATCTCAACGTTTCCAATGATAGATCTTTGAATTTTGAGGATACTAGAGGTAACCTGAATTTTATTGCACCAACTTGGAGACCGTTTGATGTCATCTCATATGTCAGCGACAAATGTGTGAGTGGATCGAAGGGTCTTGCTGGATATTTGTTTTATGAAACTCAATCCGCATTCAATTTTGTCACTATTGATTACCTCTGCAGTGGTGAAAACAAGAAGAATATACCAAAGTATAGATATGAGCAGGCAAACGTTGGAAATGCGGACGTTAACCTATTCAAAGTAGAGAGTATTAGTTTTCCTGCTCGTGCTAACCACCTGGAAAAAATGAGAACAGGTGCATATAGTAATACGGTTATTGGAATTAAGGCACCCGCACTTACAAGTGGTGCTTTGCCTAATAGTGGTGGTGGTCAAGGTAAAGATGGACCAACAGGGTCTATCAAACCACCGATCAATATGAGTCTGTTGAATGTGTTTGGTTTGGCTAAGGGAAAGGGGTGTATTTTGAATGAATCGTTCCCATTTCCCAAAATCGATCAAACATATTTTTCGGATAAGGTCCCAACACGGATGAAAATTCGTGCTCTACCTGGAATGAAGAATTCATCATCTGTTGGCGATTCTTCTGCCAATGCTCAGAATATGGACGTTGACACATTGTCTGCAAGTGCCTATAGTTTCTCTAGATGGCAATTGCTGAATGCGATCACACTTGACATCGTGGTACCAGGTAATGTAGTATTAGAAGCAGGCAGGATCATTGAATTGGAAATTCCTCAATCGGGGCAAGATACAAATCGTGTCGAACTCGATCCTACCTATTCGGGATATTACCTTATCAAGGGGTTAACTCATTCGTATACTCCAGAGGGTATCACAACTCACCTAAATCTCTGTAAAGACAGTATTTCTAGCAGGTAAAAATGGAAAACATCGAACAACACATCGAAGCCGATAGGCAAGAACTTGCCGATCCTACAATTTCTGCACAACGTCGCCGCCATATTGAAGGCGAACTGGAAGATCTTGAGGCATACGCTGAGCGCCATCCCGAAGATCATCACGATCCCACATCCCTGGAATTGTATTGCGATAATAACCCGAGTGCACCTGAGTGCCTAGTATACGACGACTGATTTTTAGTATTTAATTATGACTGCAGTACAATCTTTCATTGCAGGTGGCAAAATGAAAGAAGAGGTTATCGATGGGGTAATCGACTTCTGGAACACTTGTGATTATCTTGAAAAAGTTCCTGGCGAATATAGTGGTGGGATTGATCCGTTGATCAAAAACTCCACTGATATGGCAGTGCCGTCGTGGATTAAAGATCCACGAATCGTTTCATATCTGAATGAAGTTCAGGCGTGTATTCAACTCTATGTTGAACAATATCCCTGGGCAAAAATGGCAGATCTTGAAGTGATCGAACCATTCAATATTCAACATTATGCACCAGGTCAAGCATTCTCCCAACCACATTGTGAGCGTGTTGGGTCAAATAAAACCACATCGTTCCGTCATCTGACTTGGATGACTTATTTGAATGACGTGGAAGAAGGTGGTGAAACACAGTGGGTTCACCAAGATCTTACTATTCAACCCGAAAAGGGTTTGACTTTGATTTGGCCAGTTGACTGGACACATATTCACCACGGTGTTCCTGCTCCTACAGAGGAGAAAATGATTGTCACAGGATGGATTTCTTATGCTTGATACTCTTCGTGATGCCCTTATTGCGGGGGCTCTTTTGGGCGCTGCTCACGGATCATTCATTGCTGCAAATGCAGAACCAACTAAAGGTTGGTATACCTATGATGCTATGGGTTGTATGCTTTTGCGAGAATGTACTGAAGGTATTGTGCAAATCAAGAATGCTAAAGATGTAGGTAAATACTACAAAAAGATGGGAATGATGGACCCAGTGTATACTGAGTTCAATGAAATGATGACGGCATTGGATAAGGTTGGGGTCAAAGTATTCATCGCACCCGAGAAGTATTTTCCCCCTGGTCATCGTGGTGTCTATCATACTGTCAGCAATAACTTCTATCTTAATGCTACACTTGTCAAACGTTATGGTACTTTGATGAGTGTAATGCGTCACGAAGGGTGGCACGCTGCACAAGACTGTATGGCAGGTAGCATCAAGAATAGTATGATTGCTATCATTCACAATGAGGAAGATGTTCCTCCTCTGTGGCGTGAGATTGCAGAAAAGACTTATCCAGCATCTGCAGTTCCCTGGGAGGCAGAAGCAATGTGGGCAGGAAAGACTGAGAATATGACTATGAAAGCACTTAAATCTTGTGCTGCTGGTACTATGTGGACTGATTATGAAATTACTCCACTGACCCGAAAATGGTTGGAAGAAGAGGGATTCATTAAAAAGTAATGTATAGTTTCTGGATTCACCTAGTAGCATTCTTTCAAGTTGTCGTGATGAATTGTATTCAACCTGTCAACTGGAAGTATTGTTATCGGGTAGACCAGTGGTTGATCCCAGATCTTGTAGAAGGTTATGAGATCTGGTCGGGCAAAACGCATCCTTATCAGCAAGAGAAAGAATACTTGAGGCAATTGGATAAATAACCATACGGAAAATATAGACGTATTGTGACAGCTTCTACTGCAATTGGAAAATCTGATGTGATGGGACGCGACGGGTTCACCTGGTGGGTGGGTGAAGTCGAGTCTATTAAAGATCCTCAACTTTTGGGTCGTGTAAAAGTTAGGATCATTGGTTGGTATACTGGATCTGGAGAAGCATCTTATTTGGATGACGTGCCAACGTCAGATCTTCCGTGGGCAGTTCCAATGCTGCCTACTGATCAGGCAGGTATTAAGAACACTGGTACCAAGTCCGAACTGCAAGTTGGTGCAACTGTCATTGGTTTCTTCCTAGATGGTGAGGAAGCACAACTTCCTGTCGTTATGGGATCCATTCGTGGATTCAAGAATCTGGATGATGCAAAGGCATCCGATTCTAGTCCTAGTACATCAACTGAAGTTGGTCCCACTACAGTTGCTGCAGCGGATGAAGCACCTACGGAGCAGATGCCACCCCAGGCAAAAAACGTACAAGGTACGGTGGTGAATGGTGGTCACCCAATGAACGTTGTTGGTACAACGACAGCTGGTGACGAGAATGGTGGTGAAGAGAAGTCTCGTGGTGTTATCTCTAAGGCAGAAGTTGGTGCTCCTGCTAACCCAACAACAAACCCAAAGAAAGTCCCCGCTGAAGCGCAGGGTGTTGCTGATGGTTTGAATGGTCCTAGTGGTGAGGGTTTTGAAAGAGATTTGCAACGTATGCTCACGGAGTTTGGGCAACTTGCAGGGTCTCTTGCACAAGGAAAGGATGGTAACCTTGTGTCACTCATTACTGGACAGAAAGTTAGAAATAATATTATCAGTGAAAGACTTGCAACAATTAAGCAGGCAATTTCTAATGGTATCAGTGGTATTCTGTCTTCCTTGAAGAGTATTCTTGCTCAGGGAATTGAAAAACTGTTGAATTCAGTTCTCAAGGCAATTGGAAGCATTATTCCTCTTGGCATTATTAACTCACTGCTTAAATTATCCGAGTTTATCACGAGTCTATTCTGTAATTTTGAAGCACAGCACATTATTGGTACAATTCGTTCTGCTCTTGGTGATGTGAGTGGTTTTGCCAACACGATTGCTAGTACCGTTGTTACCAAAGTTGTTGGTGGTTTGTCTGATGCAGTGAATAACACTGTCAATGCTGTTCTGCAAAAAGTTCAGGCATCGATGGCAAAGGTTACTGCCATTGCTCAAAAAATTGCTGCTGCCATCTCCGTTGCTAAGCAAGCAGCAGGTGCTGCAGGGAAATTGAAGGAAGGTCTGAATTCGTTGTTTAGTTTTGATTTCTCCAAAGTTGACTGGGGTAATCTGATCAATATTCTTCTTGGTATTCTTGCTGCTCTCTTCAAGAATGATTGTGGACGAAAACTTGCTGGATCGAAAGTTAAATTCTGGTTACCACTATTAGGAACGTCAACGTGTACATCAGTACCTGAATTCCTCCAACAGCAGATTACACTTGATGTGGGTGGTGGAGGACAAATTCAATCCAATCTGGACTATTTTTCTTCCCTTTATGATAACTTAGATCCATATTCGATCCAAGCAACGACGTTTATGAATGGCGCTTCGGTCATTCAAGATAACACCAAGGGGAAGGAGAAGACTATTGTTTCTCACGCAGGCGGACAAACAACAATTGCAACTTCTCTGGGTGACCAGCACACGAATATTCCTGGCAACGAAACCTCTATTATTGGACGGGATAAGTGCCAAACAATTAAGGGCAATCACGCACTGACTGTTGAAGGTGATTTCACCTTGAAGGTTATGGGTGATTTCAACCTGGAGATTTTGGGTACACAAAACCTCCATATCTCTCAGGGTGTTGAAACTGATCCTAATACTGGCGAACCTACAGGTGAGGCAAAACAGAAGAAAGCAGCACAGACATTCTCATCAGATTATGATCAGAACTATGAGGGTGACTGGAAGATTCAGGCTGCAAATATTCAATTGAGTGCACTCAGCAATCTCGATCTGAATGCCACAGCAGCAACAATCAAAGCATCTTCTTTGATGAACTCTATCTCTGGTGAGATCATCAATGAATGTGCTTGGAAATCCGAGTTTATCAATAACGTTCATTTCGGACTTATTGGTATGTTGAATGTGAATCCCCTTTCGATGACTGGTCGTTTGACAATGATCAAGGGTCCAGACATCACTATTTGCGGAACTGGTATTGGAACCAGTCCTCTCCCTGCAGCACACATCCGTATTACTGAGTGTAAGACTATTCCTGGGGGTATCGTTGATATTGTTAACGGAACTTCTGGCGGTCACGTTACGATGGTCAACACTGCTGCTGGTGGAATCGGTGAGTTCTGTAATGGTGGTCAGGGTGCTATTGTCAACCAAGTCACTACTGGTCTCGCTTCTTACAGCGTCGGAACTGGTATTATGACAGTTGGTTGCAGTGTCGGACCTACTCAGGTCTATGGCTTGCCACTTCTCCTGAACTGAGGTACAATAGGGTCATACCAAAGAACCCTATGGAAGACCTCTTCGTTGACTATGTTTGGATCGATTTTCCGAAACGTACCGTGTCCGTACAAGATAGTGACGGGAATCTGGACAAAATTAAGTTCAAGTGGGATACTGAAGGAGCGATCGGATTTACCGAATTCGTCCAAAAACTCCAATCAATGACTACACCTGACATTAGACATTATCAATTATGATTAGGGTTACTGTACAAGAAGCAGAAGAAAACTTTGATTTTCTCTTGAATCTCGTCGAACGTGGGAATACAATTCTCATTGAGGCAGAGAAAGGCAATGTTGTTATGGCACCAGTTGCTCAAACAACTAATTTGATGCAAGATGAAATTGAAAGGGCAATGGTTGAACGAGAGAAGGCAGCACAATATGCTGGTCCTACTCCTGTTCCTGGAGTAAATCTCCCCAGTCCTGCCGAACTTGCAGCATTTGTTGCTGAAGAAACCGCAGAAGCACACCGAAATCTATGACGGACCTCATCAACGACTATTGGACTAAAATCCCCCCTATTGAGGGGAAACCTGACATTCAAGTATCTGACGATTATTGGAAAAGTATGTACGAAGTTCAGCGCAAAGATCGTATGCAAGATGCTATCGACGATTATCTTAACGATGACGACGTTGATGCACGACGAGCATATGAGGAGATTCTATCTTGTGTAGATGATGTGATCAATTATCACAAAAAGCAAATGGACAAAGCAGTTGCTCTAAAATCGTTGATGATGGGACATCGATCTTTCGACATTGATATTAAAGATCCCGAGTCTTAATACATAATATTGTCGATGGAAAGGTTTATTGATTTGGTTGTGCATCACTGGCACAACTTGCACCAAGCACAGTGTTATCCCTCTCATTTTGCATATGTCCACTATTTGTGGTATTATGAACCATCTGACGGATCACTGAGGACAAAACAATGGTATGACTATGAAGGTAGGGACAAACCTTACCGACAAAGATCTCATTCTATCAGCGATATGGATGACGGTACTATCCTTCTCAAAACTTATGATCAAGGATTAGAACTGGCAAACACGTTGTTTTTTCCAACTGCCGAAGGTTATATCGGCAAAACTGAACCGAATTACATTGATCCCAAAGGAAGAAAAGTTGAAACTACTGTTACTGTAACAAAAGATTCTTTTGAGACCAGCGACAAAGGGTGGGATGAAAACGGTAAATTGCTTTGGGGTTCAGAAAGAGGACCGTTTAAGTTTACGAGATGTACAAGGTAACTTCTGATTATCGTATAATTCCAAATGTGGGTGTGGTAAAAATGTGGTACTTCAATGGAGTGCCATTTACGTTTGACGAGATCGACGATCCATCCTTAGAACTCATAGAAGAGTGTGAAGGAAAACCCACATATACGATCGAAGAACTTTACGAGGCATCAAATTATCTGATTATGGAACTCGCCCATCCACTCTTATTTGAGATGGAAGACCAAATAGAATGTGAAGAAGAACTTCCATTCTAATTTTATTCCTCTATAGCTCAGTCGGTAGAGCGTCTGACTGTTAATCAGAATGTCCCTGGTTCGAGCCCAGGTGGAGGAGTTGGAGAGTTGTCCGAGTGGTTTAAGGAGCAGCACTGGAAATGCTGTATGGGGGCAACCTCATCTAGGGTTCAAATCCCTAACTCTCCGTTTAATGATCTTTAGTATGAAAGAATCTCAGGACTATAGTGCCTATCGTTTCGGTGGGTTCAAAGTGACTTCTGTCACGATTCTCAGACTTATTAGTGAGTTGGAAGGTTCTTTTCAACTAACTAAGTATATGGGATTTGAGGATGATATGAACACACTTGATGAAATGAAGAAAAGGTACTATAAGTTGTATTACAAACTTGCTAAAGAAGAGAAGTCGTGCTAAATTATGGAAAACGTCTTAAATTATGACACACCATAAACCATACAGTCAGGAATGGCATCGTTATCGTTATCTTAAGGAAGCGATCGATAAATACCTAGATGATGGCATTGATCCGACGTTTATTATGGATGATCTTCGTGACATCCTTCACATTCGTTCTGAAACTGCATTCTCCGAGTTTCAGAGGATCAATCAATTAGAACACTATCTATCGGAAGAATAGTATGCTTTCCACCGCCTATCGCCTTCGCCTTGAAGAGATCTGTCGTAAAATTGTTCTTGGTGAAGAGGTTGCTTTAAGTGACATTATTTGGGCAGAAAAACTTGCCAAGTCTCATACTACTGCTCGTGACTGGTTGAATAAGGCAAGACGTAAAGCAGCAAATCCAGATATGGTCGAGGGCAGTATGGACGATTTTATGAATAAGATGGGACTTGGTGATCCAGATCCTTCTAACTATAGGTCAGGATTTAAGTCTGCCGATGAAATCGTTGATTGGTTCAAACAAGACAAACCAGATGATTGGAGACAGCGTGACTGAATATAGTGTAATAGACAGAGAAGGTAGAATTACCAACTATGTCTGGTGTGATGTTACTAAACAAATGGTAAAGCAAATGAATCAAACAAAGTATGCAGATGTGATCTTGTACACAAAAGATGGGTGTCAAGAATGTGAGAGAGCAGAAATGCTGTTAAACAGCGAGAATATGGTTTACAAAAAATATGTTCGAGATGTTGACTTTACTGAGAAACAGTTTAGGGGAGAATTTGGTTCAGAGGCACAATATCCGCAAATCGCGATAGGATACAAACATATCGGGGGATTGAAGGAAACATTGCAGCACCTCTATATGAGAGATGTATAAATAAGAATGTATAAATTAGCGCCTGAGTTAAGTGGGAACAAAAAGAATTTCACAATTGGACACTCTGGCGGATGCCGTCCTAACGGGAGAAGCAATTCTCCCTGTTGTTATTTCTGACCCTCTGATCCCTAATAGGAAAGCAAAGGTCAACCAACTATTCAAAGGTGTTAGTGCTGGATCCCAGGCAGAACCTGGACTTTGCTTTGACTTGGACCGTGATACTGGTCTCTACCAAAACTCATATAATGAAATTGGTCTGGCATTTGGTACATCTTCGATGTACTATAGAAAACAAGATAACGCAGACGGTTCCGCTACAATTCGTTTGATTGCTGGTGACACCACATCAAACAATGTTAACATTGATATGCGCCCGCAAGGTTCGGGTAGATTCCTTGTTAACGGACCTGCAGAGTTTCAAGACGTTAACCTGCTAATCGCTGACGATCAAAACCCTGATAAGAAAGCGAAGTTTGAAGTTTCTGGTGTTTCCACTGGTGCTGGTATTCGTACCTTTGCACTACCTAGCACTGGTACCTTCACATCCACTACTCTGCTGGGTAATGACACTGCTCAGACAATCAGTAACAAGACCATCATTATTAAAGATGGTGACTTGAGAATTACTGGTTCATCTGACACTGCAAAGATTGCGTTGTTTGAGTGTGATGCTTGGGAATCTCCTGGCACACACATTTACAGACTTCCTGACTATGGAACAGGTGTTGCTCAATCTACTCTGATCGATAATCTCACAGAGCAGAACATCAGCAACAAGAACCTAATCAACCCCTCAATTTCAGACATTGAATCGGGTGATCCCAATAACCCAACTCCAAAAGTTACATTCCTTTCTGGTGATGTGACTGCAAACCGTGTTGTTACATTCCCTGACCAATCTCTTGAGATTGCTGGTACTGAATCAACACAAACATTCAAGAACAAGGATTATGCTGATCCTCGTTTTGCTGATGGTACTGACATTAGTAAGAGGATTCAGTTTGATTTGTCCGATATTTCGGGCGCTACGATTCTGAGATATTCGTTCCCATATCAGAATCTAAATACAGTTATTAGTGAGAACAATGTTCTCGTTGCTGAGAAGTCTCAGCAAGTCCTTTATAATAAGTCTATCGTTGCCCTCACACTTATTGATGAGGTTAACGATCAGAACCAGGTCAACCTTGATCTCTCTAATATTCAGGGAATTAAAACTATTCAATTCCCGAATGCAGACGCAACTCTGCTTTCAACCGAAAACGTCGGAACACTGGGTGTTAGCTTTGGTGGACCGATTTCTGCCCCCGATTTGGGTGGTAGACTCAGACTCCAACAACACTTCGTCGCAGGATGGTAATTAACAAATGACAGCAGGAAGACTCGCTGCTGCCGCACCAGCAGCAACTACAAATACAGTTCTTTATTCGACCGACTCCTTGGTGACTGCATCGACAGTCCTGAATGTTGCAGAGCGTGGTGGTGCCGCTGCGACATATCGAGTAGGTCATAAAGATTATACTCAGAAACTTACACTGGATGCAAACACCTATCAGTTTGCTAGAAACAACCCAGTTACCAACTACAAGATGGAAATCTTGCCTGGTATCTCTAGATCGGATGCAACTCCTGGTTTGATTCTGACTTCTGAGGACTTGGCAAAGTCAGCAGCACTTGCTGACGTATTCGTTGATACTGCAACGATTACGAACTATGTCAAGATTATGACGACAACGACAGTCGGTGTAGACACTACAGGTCTTGTCGGCACATTCCAAGGTGGTGAAACCGTTACTGGTGGTACATCTGGATTCACTGCAACATACCGTGGACTTGGTACTCAGTTGAATGCTGAAGTCGCTGATATCACTAACGTTGCAACTGCAGTCAACGTTAGCGATGGTACTCAGTCTGTAGCAAACTCTTATTTCGTTCTCTCTGATGGTGCTGCCGCTCCTTATGCAGCAGAGATTCTTGGAGTTACATCTGCAACTTTCTGGAGTGGTACCACTGGCGGTGCTGACCTGGTTGTTACTCGTGCTCAAGTCGGTACCACTGCAGGTGCCCACCGTTCTGGTCAACTTGCCACTTTCTATAGTGCCGCTACAACCACTACAACTGTTAACGAAGGTGCAACTTTTGCCATCGGTGACACTACTCTGACTGTGACCGATGGTACAACTGCCATTTCTGGTCAGTATGTTCAGATTGGTAACGAAGTTATGCTTGTTACTGACGTTGCTGGTAATGACTGGACAGTGACACGTGCTCAGTTTGGTACAACTGAAGCAGCACACGCTGATGGTTCTACTGCTACTCCTTGGGTTCAGGGCGGACAAGCACTGATCAATTGGTTTGATGGTGCTGAGACTATCACTGGTGCTACATCGAACGCTACAGTTGACACTCAGTTCACGGCAACTTCTTCTGCAACTTACGTTGAAGGTTTTGTTTGGGGTACAGTTCAGGGACAAGAAGAAGTTCCTAACTCATTCAGTATGGACGTTGATCGCACCTATATGTTCGATCAGTCAGATGCATCCAACACAGGTTTCCCCCTAAGATTCTCTGACGTTCTGGATGGTACTGGTGCAACACCTACTGCTGGTACTGAATACACCACTGGTGTTACTAAGGCGGGTACTGCTGGTACTGACGGTACGATTGAAATCACACCCGATGGACAAACTCCAGATCCTTTGTATTATTACGCTGAAGGAACTGCTGGATATTCTAACTCGATTGATATCGTGTCGGATCCAGTCTTCACTGAAGTGTATCTTTATGATGTTGAGGGAACTTGGGTTACTGGCGATACCTTCACAATCGGTACTGCATCTCTGACAGTTGGTACTGTTACTGGTGGTAAGTACGGTTTCGTGAGTGCTTGGGATAGCACAGCAGGTGTCCTGAAAGTTACTCTTGGTCCTGGTTCTGCAGCATTTGCAGCAACAGATGTTTTCGTGGATACTCCTCCCGAAACTGGTGCTGAGCGTGCTAATGCAACAGTCAACAGTGTGACTGCTGCTACAGATTTGGACGCAGAAGATTACATCTTCTATGATGTAGCAATCGGTGCTAATGAAACAAATGCTCACACAGGCATTGTTGTTGGTCCTAACTCTCACGTCATTGTGTATGCTTCTAGTGCAGATCTCTCGTTCCAAGTGAATGGGTTTGAGAATGAAGTTAGCGACTTCCTGGCAGTTCAGTACAATCAAACTACTGGTACTACAGGTGGTACAGCTGGCGGTGCTCAGCCTGCTCCCTGATCTGGTTGACAACTAAATACTCATATAGAAGGATTCCAAGTAAATGGCACTTACTCGTCTTAAGAATATCATCACGTCTAGGACGGGACGTATTATCTACGTCAACCCAGACGACTTCGATGCATCGGACGCATAT